TTGATGTAACTAATGCTGCAACTGGTAATCCACCTAAGATATCAGCAACAGGCGGTGATACAAATATTGATTTAGATTTAGAAGCAAAAGGAACAGGTCATTTAACTGTTAGAGGTAATGATAACGCCGGTGCTATACAATTAAATTGTGAGTCTAATTCACATGGTCAAATAATAAAATCTCAACCACACTCAGCAGGTGTTACAAATGAAATGTTATTACCTGCTGGTTCTAGTTCAACTTTGGTGTCTTTAGTATCTACAGACACACTTACTAATAAAACTTTAACGGCTCCAAAGATTGCAGATGCAGGTTTTATTGCAGATGCAAATGGAAACGAACAAATCATATTTCAAACAACATCTTCAGCAGTAAACGAATTAGAAGTAACTAACGCTGCAACAGGAAATAATCCTGCCATCGCTGCATCGGGCGGTGATACAAATGTTGGTTTAGAATTTACAGCAAAAGGATCTGGATATATTAAATTTAACGATCTTGCTTATATCCCACAACAAGCATTAACATCATCAAGTAACGCTGTGGCTTGGGATGTGCAGGCAAAACCAAACGCATACCATCTAACAACAGAAAATACTACGTTTGCTGCACCAACTAATTCAGTTGAAGGTTCATTTATTTGTTTAGAAATTAATTATAATGGTTCTCACACGATCGCTTTTAACACTGTATTTGAATTTGCAGCATCAACTGCACCAACATTTACATCAACAGATGGTAAAACAGACATTCTTGTTTTTAGATACAATGGCGCTGTATGGCAAGAAGTAGGTAGAACATTAAATTTAAGTGAAAGTTAAAATATGCACGCATTAGTACAAGATAATAATATTACACAAATTATTACAAACCCAAAAGCTTTGGTTATTGGTGATGTAAGATATCCAGCTAAAATATTTCAGTTGTGGTCACAAGCTGAATTAAATGCAATAGGTATTTATGAAGTAATAATAAATTCAACAAATAAAAAAAATGAAGAATATTATATAAATACTAATGAAGAATATAATTTTGCAGATGGTCAAGTAACTAAATCATGGGGAACTGCAACACCTAAAAAATTAGAAGATGAAAATGCTGTTGATAAAGATGGTAATAATATTTTAGATAATGATGGCAACCAAGTAATTAATTATGGTTTAAAAACTAAAAAGAAAAGAATCGTAAAATCACAAGCATCAGAACTATTGGCACCTACTGATTGGTATGTTATAAAAGCAACAGAGGTAGCAGATTATAATGTTCCTGAAAATATTACAACATTTAGAGCAAATGTAAGAGCAAAATCAAATGAAATGGAAACTCAAATAGATGCTTGTACTAATGTTGAACAGTTAGAAACTTTACACACATACACAACACAAGAAGACGGAACAATTACAAGACCATTAGGTGAATTTCCAAGATTGGAGAGTTAATGTCACTACTTATACCTGGAACTAATTCTATAAAAGCCACAGGTTATGATGTTGATAACTCTGTTAGGTTAAATGCTGCAGATAATCCCTCAGGTACAATAACACAAGGCACTCCCACAAATGTTGATAAATATACTTTTTCAGTTTGGGTTAAAAGAGCAGACGTAGGTGCGGGTAATTCTAAAATATTTAGTGTGACTTCTGGTGGAACTTATGGAGAAGAAAAATTAGAATTTAACACTGACGATATAATTTGGAGACAAACTGAACCATCTGGTGGAAATACAAACTGGGAAAGGGTAACTGATAGAAAGTTTCGAGATGAATCTGCATGGTATCACATTGTAGTTGCTTATGATAGTTCACAAGGAACAGCTGCAGATAGGTGTAAAATGTATATTAATGGAACTGAAGAAACAAGTTTTTCTGGTTCTAGTAATCCATCTTCTGGTCAGGATAGTTATACAAATACAAGTGGGAGAGCCTTAAAATTTTTTGCTCTATATAGTAATACAAGTTCTCAAAATGCTGGTGCTTACTTTGCAGAAATGGTTTATATTGATGGACAACAACTAGATCAAACTTCGTTTGGAGAATTTGATTCTGACAGTCCAAATATTTGGAAACCAAAAAACGTATCAGGTTTGACTTTTGGTAATAATGGTTTTTATTTAGAATTTAAAAATAGCGGTTCTTTAGGCGCAGATACAAGTGGTAATTCCAATAATGTAACTTTTTCTAATATTTCTGCAACAAACCAGAGCACAGATACTTGTACAAATAATGGGTGCACATTAAATCGTTTAGCAAGTGACACAACTCCAATTTTCACTAATGGAAATTTGACAATTAACGGCAATGGTAACAATTCCTCAAATGAAGGATGTCCAGCCACATTTGTTTTATCAAAAGGCAAATGGTATTGGGAGATGAAAAATGAAAGTTCTAATCATGCAAACTATATTATTCCAGGATTTATGGATGCAGCTTATTATTCTAATCTGATAACAGCAAGTGGGTTACCTGGCAATTATTATGATGCTAATAATGGTTTTACTAATAACGTGCAAGGTGGTGGAGATAATAATAACTATGTAATACATAGGGCTGGAAGTTCAAACTCAGGACTTATTAGTGGTGGTCTACTTCAGAATCAGATATATTCATTTGCTCTCGATCTAGATAATAGGAAATGTTGGTTTAGAAGAGATGGAGTTTATTATAATTCTGGAGATCCTGCTGCTGGTTCAAATGAAACTTGGGGGACATCGGATATAAGTGCAGGCGTATCTTATACTCCTGTCGTATTTCATTATTACACTGGCTCACAAGGTTCATTTAATTTTGGTTCACCAGCATTTTCAATTTCATCAGGAAATTCTGATGCTAATGGTTACGGAAATTTTGAGTATTCCGTACCTAGCGGTTTTTATGCTATAAACTCAAAAAACCTAGCGGAGTTTGGATAATGGCTTATACAACTATAGACGACCCAACAATTTATTTTAATACATTAACATATACTGGTAATGGAAGTTCTGGAAGAAGTGTAACAGGTGTTGGATTTCAACCAGACTGGGTATGGATTAAAAATAGAGGTAGTAGTGGAGATCATGCTTTACATGATGTAGTAAGAGGTGCTACTAACAGATTAAAAAGTAATAATGGGAACACAGAAAGTACCCAAGCAGAGGGTGTACAAAGTTTTGATAGTGATGGATTTACTTTAGGAGATGCTGGTAATTATAATGGTTCATCTGGTACTTATGTTTCTTGGAATTGGAAAGCTGGGACATCTTTTTCAAACAGTGCTGGATATAATGGAGCAGATTTAGCATCTTCTGGTTCTTATAATAGAACAGCAGGATTTTCTATTGTGACATTTACGGGTAATGCAACTGCTGATCAACAAGTTTATCATGGTCTAAATTCTGTCCCTAAATGGATGGTTTTAAAAAATAGAACAAATAGTAATGGGGAAAGTTGGTGTGTGTATCATGTAGATGTAGGTAATACAAAAAAACTAACTTTAAATACTACAGCAACACCATCTACTGATGTTGAGTTTTGGCAAGACACTACTCCAACGTCTACGGTGTTTACAGTTGGAAGACAAGATGCAGTAAATGGAAGCGGCAATACTCACGTGGTTTATTGTTTTAGTGAGGTGCAGGGATATTCTAAATTTGGAACCTATCGAGGGACAAGTAGTAGCACCAACGGAAGCTACACCTGGCTCGGATTTAAACCCGCTTGGGTTATGATGAAAAGAACAGATTCTGCCGATTGGTGGGGTATTCATGACAACGGAAGATCTACATTTAACCCAAACGCACCACATCTAGAAGCTGACAGCTCTGGATCAGAAGGTAATGGTCCAGAAATGGATTTTTTATCTAATGGGTTTAAAATGAGAAATACAAATGCAGGAATGAATAATAGCAGTGGAACATATGTTTACATGGCTTTTGCAGAATCACCATTTGTAAATTCTAATGGTATACCAAACAATGCGGAATAATTATGTTACAAAAAATAGGATTTCAACCAGGTATAAACAAACAGATCACAGCTACTGGAGCAGAGGGCCAGTGGATAGATTGTGATAACGTAAGATTTAGATATGGTATACCTGAAAAAATAGGTGGTTGGAAACAACTTGGTGACGATAAATTAACAGGTGCTGGCAGAGGGCTTCATCATTTTGTAAATAGCAAAGCTAGAAAATATGCCATTATAGGCACAAACAGAATTTTATATGCATTCTCTGGTGGTGTATATTATGACATACATCCTATTAAATCTACAACAACACTTACGAACGCATTTACCACGAATAACGGACAAGATGAAGTCACTATAACTTTTAGTGGAGATCACGGTATAGGTGAGCAGGATATAGTTTTATTAGATAATTTTAGTTCTATCACTAACTCTAATTTTGCAGCTGCAGATTTTAACAATAAAAAATTTATGGTTACCACTGTTCCTAACTCCACAACTATTACAATTACAATGCCATCAAACGAGTCAGGATCTGGTGCAACAACATCTGGTGGTATTAGAGTTCAACACTATTATCCTGTGGGTCCAGCAGTGCAGGCAAAAGGTTTTGGTTGGTCTCTTGGAACTTGGGGTGGTGAGGTTGCAGGAGAACCAATAACAACTTTATCCGGCGCAATAAACTCTTCAACAACAACTGGTATTATATTAGCAGACGTATCACAGTTTCCAGATTCAGGAACTAATTTTATAAAAATAGGAACAGAAGAAATATCTTACACAGGTATAAGTACATCTAATGAATTAACAGGTGTTACAAGAGAAG